GAAATCATGGGTGAGGATCGTGTCAGTGCCTCGGCCAGTGAATCGGTTGACGCCGTACGCCTCGACCTCGACGACGTCGCTGATTTCCACCGGGATCGACAGGAAACCGTAGAGCGTCATGGAGGCGTCGGACGGTGCGGGCGCTGCCGTGATGTCGTTCCGACCGTGCGAAACCGTGATTCGGTACTCGATGCCGTCGAGGTCGAGCGCGACGCCGTTAACTAGGACGGTGGGGTTCATCCGAGGACCGGGCTCGGTACGGGTACGCCCATCGAGTAGCCGGCACGGGCGTTGCTGTTGCCGATGAGCCGCTGGAGTGCCTGGGCAATCTGCTGCTCGGATACGACGACCTGCTGCGCTGCGATCTCGGACGCCCGCTCGGCTGCCGCCGCTGTCTTGGCTGCCTGCGCCGACCTGACGGCCTCGGCGACGGCGTCGGCGATCTCTGACTTGATATTGGCGCCGATGCCCTTGCCGACGTTCTTGCCGATCGCCCTCAACCGGGCCTGCTCCTTGACGAGCTGCTCGATCGTGCCGTCGACGAAGTCCTCCGCGGAGTCGATCCCGGCGGTGAGGAACTCGGGAACCATTGCCTGGGCGGTCGTGTTGGCGACGTTGACGACGTCGACCAGGCGATCGCTGAATGTCTGCACGAGACCCTTGTCGAGCATCTCCTGCGCGAGTTTGCCGCCCGCTGCGGGCCCGAGTGATGCCAGTTGGTCGATGAGGCGCTGGTCGGCTCCGCTTGCCTTGATCGACGACAGGACGTTGCCGAACCATTCGGCCTCGGCGATCTGCCGGTCGAACGCGTCGAGGGTGCTGATGCCGAGGTCGGTGCCGGTCTGCTGTGCGGCGCCGAGGTCGATGCCGCCGAGCAGCTGTGATGCGAGGGTCGTGGAGTAGTCCTTGGCGGCCTGTGTCGCGGCTTGGAGGTCGGTGACCTGGCTGTCGAGCGTGCCCTGCAGTTTCTCGACCACTCCACGCTGCAGGTCGAACGCGGTCGTAAGTAGGTCGGTCTCCTTGTTGAGCGCGCCCGTCGACCCCGTGGCGGCGTCGACTTTCCTGCCGTAGTCGACGAGGACGCCTCCGTATTGAGCGGTTGCCTTGCCAGCCTCTACGGCTGCCCCGACGGTGCCAGACAGGACGCCCTTAAGTTCGCCTGCGGTGAGAGCCGCTGAGCCGAACTCCCCGCCGCCGATGTCGATGAAGTCGTTCCCTTGTGCGTCGTCGAGTGCGATGAACCCGGCGGCGATGTCGTAGACGTCCTCGAGGAACCGTCCGACGCCGGGGATGCCGCCGATTGCGCCCTTGAACTGGTCTGTGGCCTCGAACGTGTTGCGTAGGTGCGTGATGAGCCCGTCCCATGAGGGCTCGTCGGCCATTGCGATTGCGCCGTCGACCACGTTCGCCGACTCGGCTGCGAACTTCGCGAGCCCGACCGCTGCCTTTGATGCAGTGGCGCCTAGGTCTCGCATGGCGGGCTCTAGGTCCTTCATGGCGTCCATGAGGTCGTTCGTGCCCTGCGTCGTGTCGCCGAGGCTGCTGAGGAACCCGGCGCCGAAACTCTCCTGGAGTTCAGAAAATCCGACGCTGAGCCGGGAAAGTTGGCCTTGGTAAGTTGCAGCCGCTGTATCGGCCTGCCCTGCGAACGTCTTCGACAGTTGTTCAGTGATGAGGCGCATGTCGCCGGTTGCAAGCGTCGCCTTGTCGAGTCCTGCGCCGAGCCTGCTCAGGCCTGTCGTGTTGCCGTCGTATGCCTTGCCGAGTGCCTGGACGACGGAGTCGAGCGACTTGCCGGTGCCGGCGGATACGTCCATGGCAAGTTTCAGCGCGTCGGTGGCAAGCGTGACGTCATTTGTTGATGTCAGCAGGCGACTCATCGAGGGACGAAGCGCAGAATCCGCCACACCGGTCTGGCGCTGCATGGCGTCGATGTTGGCCTCGACGGCTGCGGTGGCGTCCTCCATGCCAAGGTTCTGCATGGTCTGCGCCAGTTTCGCGGCTGCGGCCTCGTCCTCGACGAATGCCTTGACGCCCTCGACCCCGAATGCGACCGCTGCGACGCCTGCCGCTGCGGCGGCGCCGATCAATGCCGGGCCGAGCATCCTCGTCAGGTTGTTGCTGAGGCCGTCGACCCCGCGACCGAAACGGCCTAGGTCGTTCTCTGCGTCGCGCAGCTGTGGAGAGAATCGCTTGAGGTCTGCCGCTAGGTAGACGGTCAGTGTGCGGCTCATAGTGTCGACCTGTTCCACTTGGTGACGATGAGGTCGACGGCCTGTCCCCACTCGTTGAGTGCCTGTGCCTGGTAAGGCCTGCGCTTTGCCATCCAGCCGGTCCCCTCGCCGAACGGCGCCCAGTTGCCACGCGTGCCCATGAATGCCGGGTAGCGCACCATGTTCGTCGATGCGCCGCCCGTGTATGCGCGCCGGTCCTTACCGACCTTCAACGCCGGGAGCCGGTCGGAGCGGGCACGGATGGACTCGGCCAATTTGGGGCCCCAGTTGCCAGCCGTGAGCGCGGCTGCCTTCCATGAAGGGACCATGTGACGGTTTGCGATGTCGACCGACGCCTTGCGCAGTTCTTTCGTGGCCTCTTTGGGTAGGGCCCGCAAGTCTTTTAGGAGTGCGCCGAGCCCGTCGATGCGTAACTCGACCTGCTTAGCCACCGTTCAACTCCTCCACGATCGTTGCCAGCATTCGCGGCTCGTATCCAATGACCTCGAATATGGGCCGGTTAATCCTTAGCGCGACCTGGACAACTAGACGGCGGGGGTCGCCGTCTTCGTAGGGCCCACATGCTCGCGCCGCTCGATGATGACCTTGTGTTCCCGCGCCCACTTTTTGATGACCTTGAGGTCGAGAGGCTCGGGGTCGACGATCGCGCAGAACGCTGACAGCAGGTCGAGGCCAGCCGGGTATGCGGTGACCTTGGCCTTGTCGCACATGTCCCGGTAGTCGACGACGTACACGGTCAGGACAGGCACCTCGACGGGGTCAGTTGCCCCGTCGAGGTACACGTCAAGTACGTCCCACACTAGGAGATCGCCAGCTCGCCGGTGAGTGCAGCGGTGGCGGTTGCCACGCCGGTCGCGTCGTAGGACACCTCGACACTCTCGACGTACATGGCAGCGCCGACCCACGCCGTGTTGGTGCCGTCGTCGATGGTGACGGCGAGCGACGTGCCTCCCGTGGCGGCATTCTCCAGCGCGTTGTACATGCCAGAGTCACCGTCGAAGAGGAACGTGACGGCAAGCGCGGAGATGAGGTCTGTCTGCGTGAACGCGTTGCCGCCGCCGAGAGTCCGCGTGCGCGTGATGGTGCTTGTCTGGGTGATCGTGCCCGAGGTTACCTGGGCGCTGTATGCGACCGAGGCCACCTGCACGGTGAACTCGGAACCCGCAATGCTGACGACTGGCATTTCTACTCCTTCATAGAGGCTGTGAGGCGGATATCTACGGTGATGACTGACCCCTGAGCGCCGACGTCGACAAGGGTCGGGGGGCCGATGTCAGTGACGACTGCGTACTTCGGCAGTGCGCCGAGGATCGTGTCGATGGCGTCCTCGGCGTCGAGCTGCGCCGCGCTGTTCTTGCGCGGGTTGACCACGACGACGAGGCGCCACTGCGTCCGGTACGACAGACGGCCTAGCCGCTCAGGGACGACCCACGGGGAGTCGGCCATGATCACGATGCTCGGCGGGATCGGCACGGGTGGGGTCGACGTGTAGACCTTGTATCCGAGGCCGGTGACGGCTGCTGTGATCGCCAGGCGCGCCTCGGTCGTGAGCGCGGTCATCCGACCATGCTCTCGACGTTGAGATACGGCGCGATCAGGGCGGCCCGGCTCTTGAGCAGGATGCTGTTAAGCCTGTACGGGCTGGCCTGCATGTCGAGGCCGACGGACTCGCCGCCGGCTGCGAACCGTGCCTGGAATATGTCGATGCCGATGCCGAGCGTCGCTTCCTTGAGTGCTGCGGGCTCGGCTGCCAGTGCGGCCGCAGTGATGACGGAGGACACCACTGCGACCGCTGCCGCTGCTACCTGGTCGAACGGGTCCGCCGCATAGGTGAGGTCCAATGCGGTAGCCAGTTGCGTCCCGGTGAGCAGCGCCATGGCTTACGGCTCGACGATCCGAACAATGCCTGCGGGGAGGTAGGCAGCCGTGACGCCGTAGCCGTAGATCGCGATGTCACGACCGATCTGGCTGACATTCTCCGCCTGCGCGAGCCGGGGCCCGTCCTCAATCCACCGGCCGGCCTCGCCGTTGGTGACGATGGCGTGCCGTGTCGCTGCGCCGTCCAGCCACTTGGCTCGAACAACGCGGAGGCCGGACACGTTGACCTGCAGCGTGCTGGCGGTCGCGACACCCGAAACGTTCTGCACACCGTATGGCGCCGGATAGAACGACTCCCATCCGCCGATCGCCGTCATGAGTGCAGTCGATGCGTAAACGATGGTCGCCGGGACGCCGGTAGCGTCCTCACACTTCATCGAGGCCTCGAACACGGTCGCCCGGAAGGTCGCACCGGTCGTGTCGCCGGACAGGTCGTAGGTCTCGGTTCCGGTGCCCGACTGCCACAGGTCGTTCGTGAACTTACGGTCGGTGACCGTGGAATACGACGCCGCCATGATGCGATTGTGCGCGTCGAGGTAGGACGGCATCGACCGCTGCAGCAACTGGTAGGAGATATCCGACCCGGCTGCGTAGGTGAGCAGCGACGCCGTGCCCTTCTCGATGTCAATGCGGACGCTGTTGACTTCGTCCTTCTCGTTTGCCTGCGCCTCAACGATCGTGGTGAGGTCGCCGTCAAAGTAGGGCCAGTTGATGTCGAGGCCGGTGGTGCCAGCGGACTGCGGGCCGCCGACGCCGGTGATGACGGGGCGACCGAGGTCGATGATGCCTCGGACCTGCTGCAGCCACACGGGCGGGAGGACGCCGGGGTTGTCGCCGGTGACCTGGTCGAACAGGGCACGCGACTCGAAGCCCTCAAGGACGGCCTTGCTGTACTCGCCGTAGGAGCGGAACTGCGCGAGCGGGTGGACGGGCTCGGCGACGTGTGCGACGGATGCGACCTCGCGGCGCAGCTCGTCGATGGCCTCGCGTGCCTGGATGTCTGCGACGACCGCCGGGGCGGCGTCCTCGACGGTTTCGACTGACATGTGATCCTCTCTGATTGAACCTACGCCGGCCGTGGAATAGGCAGGCTGATGAGTGAGGCTGACCTCTGCGAGGGCGGCCTTGGTGTAGACGATCGCGTTCTTTCCTTGCGTTCTCTTGGATTCGAGCGGTGCGAATCCGACGGACAGGCCTCGACTGGATCCCGTTCGCATGAGCGTCGCCGCATCACGCCCGAGGGACGTGTTGACGACGTCGAAGTCGATGTACAGGCCGTCTGGTTCGTTGCTCGCGGCTGTGATGACGCCGATGGGCTCGTTGTGCCGGTATGCGAGCGGCTTGCCGACGACTGCGGTCGTGTCGAACGCACCAGGTGCGAATGACTCGCGCATTCCGTCGTACTCGATCTCGACGCCGTAGGGCACGGCCATGCCGTAGCCGGTGCCGATGATGTCGCCGCCGTCGTCCGCACGGGTGTGCAGGAGGAGCGTGCCGTCTGTTGTGAGGTGTCTCATCATGAGCCCATTTCAACGAGGGATGTCGGGGTGAGGCCGAGTGTGTTGAGGTCGATGACCTCGCGTGCCTCGGCGGGGGTGAGGATGCCGAGGGGCACGAGCTGCGCGACGAGGTTGCCGAGGTCGGCAGCATTGCCGCGCAGGAACCCGGACGTATCAAACCGCACAGCATGGCCCCTCGGCGTGACGTCCGGCATCGACAGCCGGTGGCTGAGCATGTCCATGACGGGCCGCAGGCTGATGTCGAGCAGTTGCCGGTACAGGTCGACCCGGTTGGAGTACGTGAGCGACGTGCCCGACACGCTCGCGCCGACCCACACGGGGTCGAGGTTGGCGATGCGGGCTATGCCGATGGCGGATTCGTTGCGGGCCTCGACGAGTGCCAGGTCACGGGCGCTCCATCCCATGCCCTTCGCCTCGATCGCCGAGTTGAGGTAGGCCGTGGCCCTGTTGCTCCTGGCTTCTTCCCATGCGGTCAGGAGCGCGTCCACCGTTGCCGCTGGAAGGTCGGCGCCGGTGTTCTTCAGGACCACGGTCGGCATGGGGTACTCGGAGTAGTTCAACGTCGCGGCCTCAAGGGCGGCGGCTGTGTTGATCGCAGCGGCACCGGTCGACAGCCAGCCGCCGAGCCCGTCGCCGTAGAACTTGATGACGTCGCGGGCCGGGACTGGCGTGCCGATGTAGTAGAACGGGTCGACGGGCGGGAACTGGGTGTTCTGGTTCGCGGTCGAGTGCGTCGTCAGGTCGGACACGTCGTCGACGTCCATGACCTGAACCTCACGAGGGAACCCGTCCCACGTCCGGTCGACCACGAGCCAGTACGCCCGGTCGTGCAAGAGCAGGTTCTCGACAGTCCGCGCAATGACGGACGTGTACGGAAGATACGACGACGGGCTGACGAGTACCTGGGCGGTCTCGATCGGCTCGCCCCCTCGGTACGTCCGCAGCGGAAACCCGGCGATCGTGTGCGAGTACGTCTTCATCGCGTCGACGAATGCCGGCACCTGCAGCGCGGCGGCCCTCGATGTGCGGAACGACGACCCGGCGCCTTGGATCATCTGCAGCAGCGACGTCCCGGCGCCCTCTCGCAGAGCGACAGACGGCCCGCCCTCCATCGACCTTGTGGGGGACGGAGGGGCGGACCATCTCGGACGGGGAAACGCCACGCCGCCATATTACAGGTTTATAACGATTGTCAAGCACGTCGGCGACTGTGAATGATCGCCGTAGGGCGCTGACGCTTCGTCGCCTGGGCGGCTGCGAACATGACGGCCCGGGCGGCATACGAGGGGCCCTCGCCCATTGCGGACGAGAGGACCCACCCGGCGTCGCGCTTGCTGATGCGCGATGAGGCGAAATGCTCCCGCAGGACGAGGCCGCCGTCGTGCAGGATCGAGCGCCGGTCGAACAGGTCGAGCAGCGCCTGCGTGCCGGCAACTGCCTCCCGCTGCCCGACGAGGTCGTCGAAGTGCTCGTGCAGCCGGTCGACGTAGCCGGGGGTGACGAGGACGTACAGCGCCGGGTGCTCGGCGCGCAGCTCTGCGAGGCGCTCGTCGACCTGCTTGATCGTCCGCATCGTCGTCACGCGCACGACGACGCGCTCGTCCTCGAGGACGCCCGCCACGGCGACGGCGTGCCCTTGCCCGTCGAATGCCGACTCGACAGCGACTGTCCAGGTACTCGACTCGGGCAGCTCGACGTCGGACGTCGTGTCGGCCCACTGCGAGTCTTTGAGCCAGCCGCCTTGCTTGGTGACCCACTGGTTGCACCACTCGCGCCGGAATGACGACTCCTCGATGGTCGAGTGCTGCCGTGCGACGAATGCCTGCCGTTTCTCCGTCCACTCCGGCGACGCCCACGCCCACGTCTCCGGGTCGTCCGGGTCGGCGTCCGCCGGTGCCGACCATTCGAGGAGCAGCGTCCCGGCCGGTGCGTCGAGCTGCTCGATGGCCGCCGACCTGTACTGGATCATCAGGTCGGACGACGAGTCGCCGGCCGTCGACACGAGCCACAGCTGCGGCTGCTCACGCTCGGACATCGTCGGCATGACGGCGTCGTCGATGACGTTCCGCTGGATCTTCCAGGCTTCGTCGGCGAACACCATCGAGCACGAGTAGCCGACGCCCGCCGAGTCGTTCGCGGCATGGATGAGCCAACGGTCGCCGCTCGGCAGGCTGATGCCCGCGGCCGTGTTGCCCCAGCGCACCGTGCCCTTGCCGTACTTCTCCAGCGCCCACAAGCCAGCCGGCCGCAGAACCTCCATTGCGGTGTCGCGCTTGTTTGCCATGTGCAGGATCGTCTGCGGCTCCCCGAACAGGTCCGCGTGATGCAGCCGCCACATGCAGATACCGCGCGACAGCCACGACTTCCCCGATTGCCTCCCCACCGTCAGCACCACGACCGCCCACACCAGGCGCCCGTCCTCGTCGTGCTCAAGGGCCCGGTCAAGCGCGTGACGCTGCCAGCCCCGCAGCCTCATTCCGTAGACCTTCTCCAGCCACTCGGCAGCCTTCTCCCCGTGAGTCCCCCGCACCGTCGCAGGAGGCCTAGTTTCCAGTCGGGGGTAAACCCACCCATCCCGGTGCATCTCGGGCCTCTCAGGTGCGCTCTTGGCCTTCCCTGACCCCTTGGGGGAATAAGAGGCGGGC